TCGTCAAGTTCGTGCTGCTCAAACCCTAGCACGTCAAGATCCTCGCCCTGTTCTTTCAATCCAGTAAGGAGATCAGATAGTTGATCTGTATTCCAGTCGGCTTTTTCTCCCAGTTTGTTATCGGCTATCATGAGCAATTCAGCATCGACAGGATTGAGATCAACATAGACAACGGGCACTGTATCAAGCCCCAACTTTTGTGCTGCTTTGTATCTTGTATGACCTGCCAAGATCGTCCCGTCTTTGTTTGCAATGATTGGAGATGTGAATCCAAAACGCTTGATCGAGTTTGCGATACTGTCAACTGCGTGATCGTTGTGTCTTGGATTCTTGTGGTGTGGATGCAACTTGCCGACTCTGACAAACTCGCCCACTTTCTGATCTTCTGTTGTTGTTTTGTCTGTGCTCACTTGCTGATCCCCTTGTATTCTTTCTTGATTGCATCTCTGACAATTCTGCTTTTGCTTTTGCCTGTTCTGTCGTGTAGTTCTTTCAGTTGCTTCATGCTGTCAGGTGTCATTGATACACAGATGTTTTTTGTCTTGACTGTAGCGCCATGACAATCACACGGATCACACTCACAGGCTGGACAAGGCTTGCTCATTTTCTCACCAAATACAAACGATCTGCAATATGTCGAGCAATGATCTTCTGACAGTACACGGCTGGATCTTCGTTGTGGGCTACGGTTGCAAGTATGTTGATCTGTTGCATTTGTACGGGTGTTAGTTTGATGCTCAATAGATTGTCGTTGTTTATATTCTCAAGTGGCTCAGATTGCTTTGCAGCGGCTTTTCTAGTGCTCTCTCTGTCTGTCTTGCTTATTTCTTTTGTTTTCTTCTTAGGTGGCATTTGTACTCCAAATAGAAAAGGGAGATCATTGCGATCCCCCTCACTATATAGAACTATTCAACCAGTGTCAATTTTTGCGATGAATCCCCAGTGCCTCACCAAGTGATTGCGGCGGTACATAGTTGATCCCGTGGTCGTCAAGTTTTGCCTTGAGCCGTCGATCTTTTGTCATGCGCTTGCCCATCTTCTCACCTCGAAGCCGTGCCCGTGTATTCTCGTATTCGTCTTTGATGTTCGTCTAGATAAATGATCCCGTCGTCGATCTTCTTTTGCCAGTGGTGGCGGCTTTGCTCTTGTGCTGGCACAATGCGATCTGTGTTTGCGTCATAGAATGAAACATGAATCTCTGCAAAGTTGTCTTGCTTGCGCATCCAGTCAACGATCTCTGTATAGGGTGCGTGGTTGCTCTTGCTTGCTAGTTCACAATCACAGGCGCCTTTGTAATGTGCTTCAGCTTTCTTCTGCAATGATTGACGAAATCCGTAAAAGTAGATCTCGCGAAATCCGCCTTCTTTGCCCTCTTCGTCTGTTCGACAGTGCTGGCAATACGTTTCATTTACTGGAATAGTGTGCCAGTGTGTTTTGAAGTCGTTGCGTTGTGTAGTCATGTAGTGAACGATCTGCTTGATAGTTGGCAGCCATTCGAGCTCATTGATCAAGTAGTCTTGAAATGCTTGCTTCAAATATGATTCGGGTACATTGCGAAATTTCTTTGCATAGAGTCCGTATTGACCTTTGATCCAAAAGTGATTCCGCTTAAAGTGATCGGCTAGATTGCTGAGGAATCGAAAAATGATCTGCCCTCTGTAACTTGTGACATAGTCGGGAAAGTTTGTGCTCATGGTTATTTGCTCCGTTGTTGTTTTGCCAGTCTCAGAAGTCGACGGGCTGTATTGTATGAAAGTTTGTTCTCTTTTGCGTATTTTGTCAAGTTGATCTTTTGTCTTCTCAGCAACATCAAGTATAGTCTTGAGTAGTGCCAAACAGCCGCCTGATCTTCGTCGAGGAGGCTGATCGGCATCTTGATATAAAGATCCACTATTGCACCCGTTGAGCATCGTACTTGATGCAACGATCAAAGCCACAAAAGAAGATCACTACTGAATACATGTGCTGTCCACACTGTGAAAGCACATACCAGCGCTCAGGCTTGAATGTGTGGTCTTGATCTTGTGGGATGCTTGCGAACATACCAAGAAAGCGCTCAAAGGCGATAGCGCGCCAGTGTGCATTGATTGAGGGAAGATTGTGCATGATTGCTCCGTTGTTGTTGTGGTGGGGGATTGCTCCCCCTGTTGTTGTTGATTATTTGGCTTTCTTCATTGCTTTGTAAATCTTCCATTTAAGATCATTGACTTGATCATTCATAGCCTTTTGATCTTTTGTTGCTTGTGCTGGTGTCAGTTTGTAGTTTCCAAGAATAGAAGAATAGTTTTGACGCTGATTGATATGCTTTTCACATTCCATGTATAAGCCATCAAGATCAATCCATTTCATTGCTGCAAGATTCATGTTGTTGATTTCTGTAAGTCTTGATTGAGTCATTTTGTGCTCCGTTGTTGTTGTGTATACATATTTATACCATGTACATATTTACATTGTCAACATATCTCTACAAAATAGACAGAAAAAAGAGAAAGAAAGAAAGATAGAAGCCAGTAAGATAGAAGCCAGTACGATCCCGCGTCTAGGCGCATTGTAGACAGGCGATCTCCATTTGCTTTTTTTGGTTTTTTCTATATAATTTGGAGCATCTCACAGGCTCTCTTTCTGACTGACTGCCTAATTATATTATTGTAATTATGATTATTATTATTATGTCTGGCTATCCCCTTGTATTCATTGCACTTTTTCCGTTCATTTGTGTGCTGTTTGTGTGCTATTTGTGGGATACTTGTGGTCAATTTGTGGGCTCAAAAAAATAAGTGCAATGAATTCAGGTACTTAGCAGACAAAATTTGTGGGCAGTTTGTGGGCAATTTGTGGGCTGTTTGTGTTTGATTTGTGTTTTGTCCATTTTCTGCAATGATTCTGTGCATTTACTGCGCACTATCGTTATATTTTGGTTACACTCACAACAACGGAGGATTCATGTCTCAAGGCTCAGTACTCACTGACTACATATACAAGCATTGCAAAAGCCGGCGGGCCTTCTGTGCTGATATAGGATTTAGAGAATCAACAGTTGCGAACTGGTGCAATGACAACACGCCGATCCCATTGCACAAGATCGCTATCATGGCAGAATTCTTTGAAGAGATCACGCAAGAGCCGCCGCATGTCTTTATTTTTCGATTGGTCATGCAAGAAGAAACAGTATGCAAAGTGATCAGCACATATCAGCGGGGTAAATATGAAATACGTAGTAATTGACACAGAGACAACAGGCCTAGATCCCAAAGAGCACGAGTTGCTTTCATTGGGTGCGATTGTGATGATCGACGGGGTTGTGACAGAGCGCATTGAAGTCAAGATCACGCCCCGAAAGATTGATCAGGCAGATCCGCAGGCGTTGCGAATCAACGGTTACACGCCGTACAGGTGGAAGCACTCGATAGACGGGAAATATGCTTGCAACATCATCAAGCATTTTCTATTGAGTCATCAAGACGGGATACTTGTAGGGCACAATGTGAACTTTGATATACGATTCTTGCAGGCGTTTGCAAGCGAGTACAATGAGAAATTCAGGATTCCGACCCCATACATTGATACAAGAGACGTTTGCAGGGTCAATTTAGCGCCCTATGGCTGTACTAGCATGTCACTCGACAATATATGCGCGTTTCTTGGTTGGGAACGCAGAAAGGCACATACAGCCCTTTCAGACTGTGAGGATTGCATCAAGATCTTGCGGTGCATGTGTCCCCCGTCTCCAAAGTTTATAGCCTATTTACACATTAGAGGGGCAATTGCACGCCTCAAAGGGTTGCTATCATGAATATGAAGAGCATTAACAGAGTAACAAGCAGAACAGCCATAACTGGGATCGGATCGTCTTTTGATCTAGCCAAAAGGATCGATATTGATATGCAAATGTTTCCACCCTCGCAAAACTTCGAGGGCTATATGTCTTTGATTGTCTTGCAACTATCCAGTATCAACGCTGCAAACGAGATCACGATCCGTCTATGCAGAGATCAAGCAGGCGACGAAATGATCATTACAGATACAGTATCAGACATTTATACAGGCATAACAACAGCCACAAAGGGATCGGCTATCTTTGCCCTGAATAGTTTTGTGAAAGTCGATCGGGCTGGCGATCTGTACGCGTTTGTAAAACTAGATACAGGAAGTTGTGATCTTGACTTTGTAGAAATCACATATCAAGGGGATAGATAATGTCAGTTGTACAGATCATAAATAGAAACGGCGGAACGCATGCCGATCCCGTTGCTGCTTCTAGTCTCAAAATAGAAAATTTATCAAGTCAAGTCAACGGCTCAAATACAAACTTTTCAACGTCTAGCGAGTTTGTCGAGGATTCGATCCAAGTGTATTACAATGGTGTATTGCAAATACAGGGCGGATCTGATGACTATACAGAGGATGCAGACAGGCGCGGGATCACTTTTGCGCTAGCCCCTGAGACTGACAGCAAGGTTGTTGTCATCTATTCAGAATCTACATAATAAAGAAGCCCCTTGCAGGGGATGCAAGGGGCTTCAAGGGTGTGAGGGTTCGAGGGATTAAGCAGGATTGTTCACAAGAGCACGAACACAAACGCGGTCGCCATTGTCAAGATTTGCCCCGAATACAAGACGCCCAGTATCGCCGACGCCGCCATTATCAAAGTTGTAATTATCTTTTCCGTCGGGTGTTGCTTTGTATTCGACAGCCAAACCGTTCACTGTAACAACAAAAGACTCAGCAAGATCAAGATCCAAAGGCCCTTGAAATGTAAAGATACTTGTAGATCCGTCAGCATCGAAAGCGTTGAATACTCCGACGATGTCAAGTTTTTCAGTAGTTACAGAAGCATCTGCAATCTTAGCAGTTGTGATCGCATTGTCTAGCAATTTCGATCCAGCAATAGAACCAGCAAGTTTTGCGTTTGTTACGGCATTGTCAGCGATCTCTGTTGCAGTTACTCCATTTGTAGCGATAGACAAGCCATTGACACCAACAGCCAATGAAGAGCCATCAAGATCGATCTCCAAATTGCCAGCGTTGTCTTGAACACCGTTTCCAAGATTTAACTTGTCAGATGGAATAGAGCCGGCAAGTTTTGAAGCAGCGATTGAGCCTGCAAGCATATCATTTGTAACGCCAGCAGCGTCGATCTTTAAGCCTGAAGCAGTTACAGCCAAGCCTGAATCAGTATCAAGATCGATAGTCAAGTCAGATACAGCAGCCGAGCCGTTAAAACTGGTCATTGAGATACCGTTGCCACCGCTCAAAGAATTCAAGTTGCTACCCAAAGACACGCCTGAAATCGTGCTGTTTGCAAGTTTTGCATTTTCGATTGAGCCTGCAAGCATTGCATTGGTAACGCCAGCAGCATCGATCTTCAATCCTGAAGCGGATACAGCCAAGCCCGAAGAAGAATCAAGATCGACAGATACAGTTGAGCCTGTGATATCGATACCGTCACCGCCGTCCAACTGTCCAGCACCTGTGAACTGTACAAAAGTGATATTGTCAGTGCCAATTGTTACATCGCCGTCATTTGAGCATACATAACCAGTGTCAGCGTTTGCTGTTCCTTCTTGTACGAATACAGCAGCGCCCGAAAACTCGTCTGATTCATCCATATCAGCAGCACGTTCCCAAGCAGCAGCCTTACACAAGTAAATGCCGTTTTCTGTCTGATCTGTTTGATTCTTTACCAGTACACGCTCATCAGCAACAACAGCGATCCCGTCGATTGTCTGAGTGCCTGAAAGTGTGATATTGCCGGTAGTAGCAACACGAACCGAGTCTTTCCAGTGCAAGCCTTGAGCAATAGAATCGACGTAAGTTTTTGTAGCAGCATCCGATCCGCTTGACGGGGCGGCAACTTGAAGCACTGCGCTTGTAAAGTCAAAAGTTCCAGTTGAAAGGTCTAATTTGTTTACGTCAACCGCTGCATCTGCGATCTGACGTCCGGTAATTTGTACAGCCATGTTTTTATATCCTCATGAGTTGAATTGTGAGCATTGTGCTCGGTTAGATTGTATACGCCTCAAAGACGTTTTACAGTTTGAAAATAGGAAATGATTTACCCAACCCGAACGAAGCGGGCTTTTATCTCTTCAACGATCTTGTTGATTGATTCAAGTTTCTGCTCTAGTAGGCTCATCCGCTTGTCAAGATCGTTAATCTCCTTGACTATTTGCCCCCTCATAGCATCCTCACGGGCTTGCAAGTCCCTGATCACTCCATCGTAGCGGTCGCGTAATTCTTTCTCTCTTGCCTCTTGTTTTTCTTCGCGATCATCAGCTCGTTTCTGTTGATCTCTATTTTGCCACCAAAGAAAGGCGGCAAATGCAGCATTAGCGCCGCCGTTCAGCATGATCTGTAAAATGTCTTGTTCGAGCATGATCACAGACCTAGCAACAGAGTGTAAGAAAATGTTTTATATCCTGTATGTTCAATCTGTAATTTACAAAAGGATAGAAACTCTTTGAAATCTTCAGGATCTGCAATAACTTGGCAACCTGCACTGTAGCGATCTACTTTCTGACTTTCTCTGTGACTGCTTGCCCTGTGTATATTGATTCCAAAATAGCCCGATTGTTCATTGTTTTCAATATCATGTATTTCGTCTTTGTTTCGATCTCGCCATACTGATACACGCCCGCCGCGCTGCACAAGTGCTTCATATTTGCCGCGGTGCATCCCGATTTTGTATACACCTCTGTATTGTCGATTGTGTACAAGAATTGCAGTTCCTTCGACGCGCATTGGATTTTTTAGCCAATATTTCCCCGGGTCAGACCACCCTCTAAAAATACAATGTGTATCCAGTCATCAAACTTATTCACTTCCCCTTGTGGGTTGCGCTCTCCGATTATGTTCATGTCGTAGTCTGTAGACTCAAACACAGCAAAGCCCGCATCTTTGACACGTTGCAAAATGCTTGGGTAGCCTTCAAATTTTACTTTCATGATAATACCCCTATAGTAAGATTTACAGAACTTTGAGACGGATTCCAACGAACACCAAGGATCATCGCTCTTCTGTGGCTGTACGTGTATCCTGTACCCTCTCTAAGTCCATATATATACTTAGACGATATTTCTATAATGTCGCCAGCTGTTAGAAGACAATGCTTTTCTGTTACAGTTAATGTTAGTTCCTCATACGGCTCTGCATCCCATCGACGCATCCGAGCAAGATCGGCATTTGCTTTTGTGGGCTGTATAGGGTTGTCAACACGATAGATCAGACTGTGATCGCGTGTAATTTCAAGGGCTGCAGGCAAAAGCGGAATAGAGTTGCCCGAAAACACGACATTTTGATATTGTGCTGTTGTGCTGTTGTATGTTCTGATCGTGCTCTTGCTGTACGTTGCCGATTGAGATGGGCTGTACAGTGTATGGGAGTCGATGCTTATAATGTCGCGATCTGTAATGTGATCGACTACTGTAAGCCAACTTGCTAGATTTGGATTCTGACACGCTCGCCATGAAAGCTCATTT